AGAAATGCCATTCAAAAGACATAGACAAAAGTCTGTCATGAGTCATGAATTCTCGAGAATTCCCTCTGCAAACATCCAGCGTTCAACCTTCAAGCGGTCCCATGGGTATAAAACTACCCTGGACCCGGATTACATTTACCCTATTTACGTCGACGAGATTCTCCCCGGAGATACGTTCAACGTGAAACTTTCGTCGATTGCCCGTCTTAACACCCCTATTGTTCCGATCATGGACAATATGTTCATGGATTTCTTCTTTTTCTTTGTTCCGAATCGCCTTGTCTGGGACCAATTCCAGCAATTTATGGGCGAGCAAAAAGATCCTGGCGACTCGACGGATTTCGTGATCCCTACGGTGCAGTCCGATATAACTGATGGCTTTGCGATCGGTTCTTTGGCCGATTACTTCGGCCTTCCTACTGGCGTTCCCGGTCTTACCGTTAATGCCCTTCCTTTCCGCGGATACAATCTCATTTTTGACGAATGGTTTCGGGATCAAAACCTGGTTGACTCTGTGAAAGTTGAACACGACGAAGGGCCTGACGATATCCTGAGTTACAACCTGCTCAAGCGTGGTAAACGGCACGACTATTTCACGTCTTGTCTGCCTTGGCCTCAGAAGGGGCCTGGTGTTGAGTTGCCGTTGGGTACTTCTGCCCCTGTTATGGGAACAGGGTATTCCCTTAGTTTTAGCGACGGAGTGAATGCTTTAGGCCTTGCTCGTGTTCCTGGTGGTAGTGCTGTTGAAGCTTCGAAGGCTTGGCATGATCTGCCTGTTGGTACGGTTGTTGGTCCTACTACTTATGCCGCTGACAATGCCGCTCTGGGTGTAAATCCTGATGGTGCTACTAGTGGCTTGATTGCCGACCTTAGTTCTGCTGTCGGTCCGACTATCAATTCTCTGCGTGAAACGTTTCAATTGCAAAAACTGCTAGAGCGTGATGCCAGGGGCGGCACTCGCTATACTGAGATAATCAAGAGCCATTTTCTCGTGAATAGCCCTGATTCAAGGCTTCAACGTCCGGAATATCTTGGCGGCGGTTCTCGTTCTATCCAGGTTACTCCTGTGGCTCAGACGACACAATCTCTTGATACTGGTACTCCGCTCGGTACTCTCGGTGCTGTTGGCTATCATGCACAATCCGGAGTCGGTTTCACTAAGTCATTCGTGGAACATGGTTACGTATTTGGTTTCGTACAAATCCGGGCCGACATTACTTATCAGACCGCTTTAAATAAAATGTGGTCGCGTTCTACGAAGTACGATTTCTTCTGGCCGGCACTGTCCCATTTGGGTGAGCAAGCCGTCCTTAATCAGGAAATCTACGCTCAAAACACTGCCGAGGATCTGGAGGTGTTTGGCTATCAGGAGCGTTGGGCGGAATACCGTTACGCTCCTTCCATGATTACTGGCAAGATGCGTTCTGTTGACCCTACTTCTCTCGATGTGTGGCATCTGTCGCAGGATTTCGGTGCACTTCCTGTGCTTAACAAGGATTTCATTGAAGAAAACATGCCTATTGAGCGTGTGGTTGCTGTCGTGGATGAACCAACTTTTACTTTCGATGCGTTCTTCGACATTTCTGCTACTAGACCGATGCCCGTTTACAGCGTGCCTGGCCTAGTGGATCATTTCTAGTCATTTAACGTTTGTTTGTTAAAAGGATGACAAACATGGGATTTTTGAAAGACGTACTTGGAACTGTTAATTCTGCCGTGGGGTCCCCCTTGGGGGGCCTCGGTGCTTCTGCTCTTACGGCGAAACAGGCATCCGATGAAGCGACATTCAATCGCAAATTTCAAGAACGGATGTCTAATACTGCCCATCAGCGTGAGGTTGCCGACCTGCGTGCGGCTGGGCTTAACCCTATTCTTTCTGCCGGTGGTAAAGGCGCTTCTACGCCGACCGGCTCTGCACCTTCGCTGCCCGATATGTCTGCCGGGATTTCGCGTGGTGCTTCTTCTGCCCTACAACGGGCCAATACTGCCAAAGCTAACGTCTCTGCTACCCTGGATCAGAACATGTTAAACTTCTACAATAGTCTGCCCAAGTGGATGCAGGATTTCACTGATGCTTCAAGGCTTAATAGCCAGACCGGCGCCGGTAATGAAGCGGCGGCGTTGGTTGGTGGACTTGCT